ATTATCTTACGCTTCAGAAGGCGAACTTCCCGAAGTTGGCGAAGTGGTAATGATAGGCGAAGAAATCGCACCTGAAGGGGCTTATACTGACGAAAACGGGACAATTGTAACCGTTGCGGCTGAAGGAATCGTTGAATCGGTTGTTTTGCTCGAAGAAGAAACGATTGAAGCGTTAAAAGCAAAATTAGAAGCGCAAAGCGAAGCACATTCAACGGAATTAGAAGATTTAAAAACTTCTTTTACTGAACAAATGGACGCTTTAAAAATTGAAATCGGATCTAACTTTGTACCAAAGGCAGAAAAGAAAGTTTTCGCGAAAAAAATTGTTAAACCTATTTTGTCAATGACTGAAAAAGTGGCTTTAAGAAAAGCGGAATATAAAAAAAAATAAATCCAAACCAGGAAATAAATAAAAAAAAGAATTAAAAATATTGTATAATTTAAAAAATAGAAAAAATGATAATCAATCCTGGCGATTTAACGTTTAACGGCGAAGAAATAAAAGAATTAAGCGAAGCGGTTTTTGAAGCGGTTTTTAACAAACCTGAAGCAAACCTTTTTCATACCTTTGTACCTGGTATAAAAGCAAAAAAACAAATTGCTTTATTAGGAAGAATCCAAGGCTTAACGGGTAAAGGGGACGGCGGTTGCGATCCAGTTTCAAACGGGGCAACGATCGGAATGTCTGAAAAATTTTGGGATCCCGCTACGGTTTCCAATAGAGAATCCGAATGTTGGGACAACCTGAAAGAATCATTTTTTATCTACGGTACAAAATGCGGAATTGCGCAGGCAGATTTAACGGGGACGGATTTTTGGGCGTTCTTAATGGAAAGAATGGCGGACACTTTGATTGAAGAATATTATCGAATTGTTTGGTTTAGCGATCTTGCGGCTGCGGTCGTTCCTGGTGGAAATTTAACTTTGGGAACTGATCCTTTGTATTTTAATAAAATCGAAGGTTTTTGGAAACAATTATTTGCAATCGTTACTTTAGACGCGAATCGCAGAACGTTAGGTTTAGATTCAAGAAACGGGCAGGCTTCTTTTGCAACGCAAGAATTTGACGCAACCGATACGACTAATTTAGTTGTAACGAATACGCTTCAAAATATGCGATACGGTTCAGATTACAGATTAAGAGGAAAAGCGGATTTACAATATATTGTTACGCAATCGGTTGCGGATCAATACGAAAAAGAGTTGACGGCTTGCCAAAAACCTTATTCGACTGAACGATTAGAAAACGGAATGACGGTTTTAAAATCGGGCGGGATTGACGTTATATCTTTCCAATTTTGGGATCGAATTATTAGAACTTACGAAAACGACGGGGTTGTTTGGTTCTTACCGCATAGGGCTTTATTAACGGTCAAAGAAAATACGCAAATCGGAACCTGCGAGGAAGCGAACCTTTCGGAAATGGCAACGATTTACGATCCGATTAAAAAGTTTATGCATTTAGATACTGGATATAATATCGACGCAAAAGTTATCGAAGATTATTTGGTTCAAGTTGCTTACTAAGTAAGGACAAAAAAGAAAATATAGGGGCGTAAAAAACCCCTTCTTTAAAAATATTTAAAAAAAAAGATTATGATTATTTTAATGGCTACAATTTGCGGAAAGATAACGCAAGGGTTCGACATTGATTGCGACAACCCGCTTCAGGCAGGCGCCGAAGATACGTTGATTTTAATTAATCGGGACGACTGGTTGGCTGCTGCAATTACTTTAAATGTAGGTAACCCGCAAATAATCGAAGACGTTGTTCTTCCTGGACTTACGGTTGCGTACGCTTACGAAGGAAAAAATAATTCGATTGCACCGAAATACGAATTTATTAAGCAAACATACGCGGAAGTTTATAACCACGAAATCAATTTTAAAGTTTTCAACGTTAACCCTGACGCAAAAAAAGAACTCGAAGCAATGGCGAAAGGTTCAATGGTTGCAATTATTAATAATAAATTTAAAGGGTTAAACGGAAACGCGGCTTACGAAGTTTACGGCGCAGACGCGGGATTGATTATTTCCCAAAATTTAAGGGACGTAATTAACCAGGAAAACCAGGGCGCATTCGATGTAATTTTAAAATCGGACGAAAACGCACCCGAACCGCATATGCCTAAAACGTTTTTTAATACCGATTTAGCAACGACAAAGGGAATAGTTGACGGATTGTTAGTCTAAAATAAATTAGATCAAATAACTATATTTAAAAAGCGCAATCGAATTATTTTGATTGCGCTTTTTTTTATTACATTTGTTTTATGGAATTGAAGGATCAAATCAAATTATTACTTTCGTACAAACCAACGAAGCAAATTTGGAAAAACGATCACAATTCGCAGGAATGGAAATTGGCGAATGACGTTGCTTCGGTTATAATGAAGCAGGGTTTAAATCGAACTAAAAATTGCGGTTGTTTAACCGATCTTTTTATTATGTTAGAATCTTTAAGCGAATCAAAAATTAAACTAAAACAATTACAAATGGAAAATGAATTTGAATTAAAGCCAGGTATTTTATTATTTATTAACGGAACCCATTATTCAAACGCGAATATTACGGACGTTATTTCAATTGAAATTTTAACGAAATTCCCAATTAAAATAAAAGACTTTGTTCGTTACCCGAAGAATTGGAAAGATCTTTGCGTTTCTGAAGCACCAAAAGAAAAGAATAAAGCGGCAAAAGCGGAAGTAAAAGCGGAAGCAAAAGCGGAAGTAACGGGGATCGATTACGAAGCCGAATTAAGGGGTTTAAATGACGATGTTAAACTTCGCGACCTTTGCACTAATTTAGCCGAACAAACGGAAGGATTAGGCAAATTAAACCACAAAGCGGGAACGGAAAAAATGATTGAATACCTTTTGAAAAATAAAGTAAACGGATAATTAAATGAAGGCGACAATTACAGATATTGAAAAACGAATTGTTACCCCCGTTAATAAAACGGAAGGAATTATTAATTACGATATTGACAACGCTTATCCGCAAAGGATAAACACAATAATTAATTCTTCAGGAACGGGGACGCTTTGCACTTCTTTATTTGGAAAGTTTTTATACGGGGGCGGATTTCTTCAGGAAGCATTAGCGAAAACAATTGTAAGCCCTTCAAATAAATTACGGGCAAATAAATTACTTTTCAAAACTGGAAAAGCGATTTCAAAATTTAACGGCTTCGCGATTCACGTTAATTATAACGCCCTTTATCAAAAAACTTCGCTTAATTATATTCCTTTCCAGGATTGCAGATTTACAACTTCCGATTCGAAGGAATATCCGAATATGATCGCCATTTATAACGACTGGGATAAAACGAAATTCCCAAAGGTTAAAAAAGAAAACATTGATTATATTAATTTTTACGATCCCGATCCCGAAGTTATTCAGGCGGAAGTCGAAGCCGCGGGCGGTTGGGATAAATATAACGGGCAGGTTTATTATTGGTCGGTTGACGGGTTGGAATATCCTTTGGCGCCTTCCGATTCAGTTTTAGAAGACGTTCAAACGGATTCGCACGCTAAAATTTTTAAATTTAGAAATATTACTACTAATTTTATGGCTTCGCATATCCTGGAAACGGGGGAATTCGAAGATTCCGCGGCAAAAGAAGAATTTTTGGAAGATATTAATACTTTCCAGGGTTCGGACGACGCTTCGAAAATCTTATTACTGGAAAAATCAACGGACGAAAGTTCGTTTGTTTTAACGAAAGTTGACATTCAGGACATTGATAAACTTTATCAATTCACGGAAGAATCGGTTCGCGATAATATTATTCGAAATTATTTAATTCCTTCAGTTTTATTATTGGCAACGCCTGGGAAATTAGGAACGGCAAGCGAAATAAAAGACGCAACGGCTTTTTACAATGGAGTAACGGAAGATTATCGAAATATAATTGAAGAATCTTTTTCAGAATTATTTAATAATTCAGTTTTTAAAGTTGAACCCGATTTCGATATTATACCAGTAAGCGCGAAAACGGTTGAACCAAAAGATACAACGGAAGGAAAAAAGGAAATTGTCGCGTTGCTAACTAACGAAGCGATAGCGGATCCAAAGAAAAAAATAATTCTTCAGGTAATTTATAATTACTCAAAAGAAGAAACGGACGAATTAATTCAAACCGAAGATTTAATTGTAAAATAATGTTTGATAATAATTTAATAACGATTTTAGATATTCAGGAATTCAAACCGATTTCCAAAAATACAGACACGCAAAAAAAATTAGATCCGTTTATTCAGGAAGCGCAGGAATTCGATCTTCGCCCTTTTATGGGGGACGAATTTTATTTGAAATTAATCGCGGAATTTAAAACGTTACCGATCCCGTTTCCTGATACTAATTATTCGGATTTATTTAACGGTTCAATTTGGACGAAGAACGGAAGGACTTACGAAAACCCAGGAATAAAGGCGGTAATTGTTTATTATTCTTACGCGCGTTATATTAACAAGGCAAACACGAATTCAACGGCGTTCGGTATGGTTGGGAAAAACAATCCCGATTCAACCCCGATAACAGACAAAACAATTAACCGATTAGTTGCGCAGGCAATGAACGGGGCGAAGGCTTATTTAAACCGCGTTGAATATTTTATTCAATGTAATAAAGATTTATTTCCTGAATACGATTGCGGGATTGATTTACAAAAATCAGGATCAATTCGAATTTCGGGCGCAGGCGGAAACGGAAGCAAAAGAAGGAAGTTTGATCCAGTTACAAAAACATATTATTATTAAAAAATGGGAAAAGAAGATATACTTTTAAGGGAATTAGTTAACGTACCTTTAACAACCAAAGGAAGCGAATTTTTGTTTTCAGATTTAGACGAAAATTTTATTACAATTTATAATCAATTTGTTGCGTTGTCGCAATCTTCCCAGGTTCCCGCGTATGACAATGCGATTACATACATTCAGGGGAAATATGTTTCTTTTAATTCCCAATTATGGAAAATGATTAATATAATTCCGCAAATTAATATAACGCCAGGAACGGATCCTTTAACCTGGTTCGCCGTTTACGCTTCCGATATGGTTCAAGCGCCTTTAATTAATGGGGCAAAAATATACGAATTCGAAAAATTAATTTTATCCGCGGACGTTTTAACAATGGGGGTAACTGACACGCTTATTGAGATTTTGCCCGCGTTGGGGGTTGGATTAGCGCCGCAATTTTTAGGCGGAACGGTAACGGTTCAAAATGTCGGGGGGTTTCCTTACGACATTAATACTTCAATACATATCGCGCCCGCAAATTTTGATTTAGCCGCAGGGCGAAGGGCGTTTGAATTAATTAATATATTGCAGGCGACAACCTTTCAATCAATGGCGTTCACGCCTTCGGTAATTGCTTATTCCCCCGCGGTCGATCAGTTACCAACAAATACCCCGATAATGGCAGGCGTTGCGGGCGGGAATCCTTCGGGCGGAAGTTCAGATATTTTAATAAAAGGAACTTATAAAATTTTAGATTTTAATTAATATGCCGAAAAGATTTTTTAATACTGAAACCCTGGAAAATATAGGGGCTTTTATTTCGGGGGATTTACTCGCGACAATAGTTGCGTTCAATCTTTTAACAGACGTCGGAAAACCGATTTTTATTGCGGTAATTACTGGGATCCTGGGGGGGTTTTGCGCTTTGTTGGGGAAAGATTTTTATAAATATTTAAAAAAAAGGTTTATTAATAATGACGGAAGCCAGGCAAAATAAAATAAATGATTTTTTAAATTCCCTGAAAGGAAAAATAATCGGGGCGTTAACGGGTTTAATTGTTTTATTTTTAGTTGCAAAATGGGACGCGATCCTGGCAACCTTTGACAAAGGGCAGGCAATCGAAAATCAAATTTCATTCAATAGTAATTTAAAAACCGCATTTAATAACGATTCGGTTGTTTCCGCTTTAATGGCAAATGAAAAATTCGTTCAAATATTATTTCAATCCCCAACGGTTCAAAAGCATATTGAAGAAATCGGCGAAGAAATACATAACAAAATCGTTGTTGACGTTACAAAAAACGATTCAAATAAAGTTTCAATGCGGGCGTTTGTAGGTATGGGGGCGGGCGTTCGGGACGAAGAAGTTCTTCCGATACTTACGGAAATTGTCAAAGCCTGGGACGAAGGCAAAATTATTACTGAAAAAGATATTGAAGGAATCGTTAAAAAAGCCAGGACGGCAAAATTTTAAAAAAACATTATGAAACTATCGGAAAATTTATTATTAAGCGAAGTAATAAAATCGAACACCGCAACGCAAAAGCGAATTAACAACGCGCCAACGGACGAACACCTGAAGAACCTTAAAACGGTTGCGAAGTTTATTTTTCAACCGTTACGCGACGCCCTGGGGGCAATTTCGATTTCTTCAGGTTACCGATCTAAAAAACTAAATTCAGCAATCGGGGGAAGTAGATCTTCGCAGCATTGCAAAGGCGAAGCCCTGGATTTAGACAACGATCACAAAGAAGGACGCGCAACGAATCGCGAAATATTTTTTTACATAAAAAATAATTTACCGTTCGACCAATTAATTTGGGAATTCGGAAACGATAATAAACCCGACTGGGTTCACGTTAGTTATAACACGAAGGGAAAACAACGCGGGATTATTCTTCGGGCGGTTCCTGGTAAATGGGGGACGAATTACATTCCTTATAAATATAAATGAAAAATTTAATTATAATCTTCCTGGCGATTTCTTTTATTTCCTGCAATCCTTTTATTACAAAAGATCTTCGAAGGAAAAATAAATGCAATAGAAAACTTCAAAGGGTTGTTAATAAATGCCCTGAACTTTTAAGCAACGATACGATTCGCGACACGGTTTCAATTTTGGTTCCTGAAGTAAGGATTGATTCGTTTATTACGATCGTAAAGGACACCGCGGAAATTGATTCCCTGGTTTCTTTGATCCAGGATCCAGGCGTTCAGGAAATTATTAAACAATATATTTACAGATACAAACCTTTTAACGATACTATAACGCAAATAATAGACGGTTATACGTTCCGATTTTATGTCGAAGGGCAAAATATACGTTACGAAGTAGATAAGCCCGCAGAACTCATTAAAAAGCCAATTGAAGTAATTATTCCAATTGTTAAACCCGTTGAATTAACAACGATCGAAAAAGCCCTGGATTTCTTTTCCCGTTTTTGGTGGTGGTTTGTTATTGGTTTAATCTTTTTTATCCTGATCCGAATATTCGGAAAAACAATTAAAAATTTACTTTTATAAATTCAATCGTTGACACGTTTTGAACTTTACCGAAAACGAACTTCCTTCAAAGTTGTTCGTTGTTCGGTTTTAAACTTCGCCGAAAAACTACTTTGCGCAAAATCAATCGTTGATCGGTTTTTGATTCGGTCGTTTTTGAACTTCTTAAAAAATCAATCGTTGCCCGTTTTTTTCTTTGATCGTTTTTGAACTTCCTTAAAAATCAATCCTTCGCCAATATTCCAGGCAATCAAAAATATTTCTTTTAAAATTATTCTTCCTGATCTTCAGGCAGTTAGCATTATTCTATAAAAATAATTGTTATCTTTCGTTAGTTTATCAATTTAATTACTATCTTTACATCGAACTTTAAAACTAAAAAGATATGAAAACTTTAAAAGACTTTACAAACGATCAACAATTAAACGTGGAAACTGAAATTAAATTTCAAGTTAATCAAACGCAAGGAAATTCGGTTGACGCTTACGGAACGGGGGATTATGTTTCTTATTGCGAATACGAAGTTAAACGTAAACAAATGATTTGCGACATACCAAAGCCGCAGGGCGGAACGAAAGATTCGGAAATTTGTTTTTCTGACGAACTTTTGGTTATTCAAAACAACGAAGGCGTTTGTAAATTCGGAACGTTTTCGAATCCAAAATTGGCGGATCTATTTTGCAAAGCATTAAACGAAACGGATCAGGCGGAATTATTAGATCTTATTAATTCGGATCCTTACAAATCAAATATTATACTTTAAAAAACCAGGGGGCGGGATCTTTCTTCCCCCTTTTAAATAAAAATTATGTCAATTATTTTAAAAAAACAAAATTCATTTTTAAGGGTTCGCCATTTATTAGCAGACGAATTAATTATTAATTTCAGATTACAAAAAATTTACGGATCCCTTTTCGAAGGTTCCGAACTGGAAAAGGAATTTTGTAAACTCGAAACCCGATACCGAAACGAAAAGCATTTAAAAAAAATAGGTATTAATCGAAACTAAAAAATATGAAATTATTAAAAACATTATTGAAGGAAAACAACCTGAAAAAAGAAACGGATTATTACGATTTAATTTTGTCGCATTTTTTTAAAGGAAATCATTTTAAAGCGTCGGAATTATTCCAGGATTTAAAGATTGCAAAAAAGGAATTCTTCCTTTGCAGTTATTTAGCCCCCGAACCTTTCGCAAAAGTTATAAAATTCTTTATTAAAGAATTATTAACTTAAATTAATCTTCCTGGGAATCAGGTAGTTAGATAATTATTATAAAAAAAGTTGTTATTCTTCTTTGTATTATAAGTTTAATTACTATCTTTACATCGAACTTTAAAACTAAATGATATGAAAACGACTACAAAAGAATTTAACGCAAACAACGAAGTAAGAATTTCAAACCAAAGAATTATCAGAAAAAATTCTGAATTAATCAGGGAAGGAAATAACACTTTAGAAACTGACAAAGAATTGCATAACGCGGAAGCGGTTTTGGAATGTCAAAAGGAATGCTATTTTGATCTATTGGAAACGGTTAACGTTTCTTATTGGGTTGGTTATTACAAACATTATTCAAACGTTATCAAAATCGGAAAAACTTATTACCACAGATTCGAAAAAATGACGCAATCGAACGGGTTTCGATCGGTTACTGAAATCGAAGAAATAACGGATCGAATGAAGTCGCAAATGTTATCCGATTCTTACGCAATGTAAATCCAGGGAAGGGGGATTAATTCCCCCGCCCTTTTAAATAAAATTATAAACTAATAAATTGAAATTATGCCAAAAGAAGTAATTATTGTAAAATCCGAAAAGGATTTAAAAGATCAAACCGCGGAAGCCTGGGGAAGTTTAACCAGGGTTTGCAAAGAATACGATTGTTTCCCTTATCACACGTTAAAGGTTTTAAAATTTCCCTTTACGTTTGCGGGATTTAGATTCATAAAAGTAAAATATAACGAAAAGCATAAATTGAAATAATATGAAAACTTTATTAAAAATTCAAAAGGTAATTGATAAAATAAAAGAATCGGACGTTAAAAAACTGGGTCGCAACGATTTTTCGGGTTACGATTATTTTACCCCCGAACAAATTGACGGGATCGTTTCGGCTGAATGCAAAACGGAAAAGTTGTTTTATAAATTCGATTTAGCGCGAAACGAATTCGGAATTTCAGGATCTTTAAAAATTTATGACCTGGAAGATTTAAAAGCGGAACCGATCGTTTTCGAAATGGCTTCGGACGTTCCCGCAATTACCGCAACGAACGCGGCGCAGCAATTGGGCGGTTCAATGACTTATACAAAACGTTATCTTTTACAAAACGCGTTTAATATAAATGATAATAATTTGGATCCTGATTCAACGAACCAAACAAAGAAGCGGGAAGAAATAAAAATTACCTGGTTAACGAAACCACAATTCGAATCGGCTTTAAATTCTAACGTTAAGGGAATCGGGGCAACCCTGGAAAAGTATTCAACGGCAACGTTTAAAATGTCAAAGGAATTTAAAACGCAACTTGAAAATAAATTGAACGATTTAATTTCTTCGGACGGGGAACCAACAAACGAACAATTACACGGAACTAATAATTAATATTAACTTTTAAAATTTAAAAATATGAAAAACGAAGCGGAAAACGGAACTGATTTTGAACTTCAGGAAATCGAAAAGAATAAAACGCCAGTAAAAAACAAATCTTTATTTAATATTCAGGAAGATTTTAACGGGCTTATGCGAACGATTGAAGACGCCGAAGGGGAAATTACCCCCGAAATGGAAAAAGCCCTGGAAATCAACGAAAAAGACCTTCAAAAGAAATCAATCGGTTATCTGGAAATTATGAAACAAAAGGAAGGGCGGGTTTTAATGTATGACAACGAAATAAAAAGATTGCAGTCGTTAAAGAAAACGGAAGAAAATTCAATTGATCGTTTAAAAAATAGTTTGTTAAACGCGGTTAAAATGTTCGGGGAATTTACTTCGGGAACCGTTACGTTTAAAACCCGAAAAAGTTCTTCGTTAATAATTGAAAACGAAGATTTGATTCCTGAAATTTATAAGACGGAAGTAACGATTATTAAAATTGACAAAGCGCGAATTAAATCGGATCTGAAAACGGGAAAAGTTGTTTCCGCTTATCTTCAGGAAAACGAAAATCTAATGATTAAATAATGATTAAGAAAATTCAAATCTTTACAAATATTGTTAACGGCAAAATAGCCAGGAACCGCAAAAGCCTGGTTAATTGCCTGCGCGAACACGAAGGGAAGGAAATCGTTATTTCTATTGAAAGGAAGAACAAAAAACATTCAGACAATCAACGGGGTTATTATTTCGGCGTTATTGTTTCAATGGTTCGCGCGGCAATATTTGATTCCTGGGGGGACAAATTGGATTCAAACCAGGTTCACGAAATATTAAAATTCAATTGTAATTGGACTGAACGCGTAAACAAAGAAACGGGGGAAATTATAAGGATCGCCAAAAGCATTAAAGAACACACGACAACCGATCAGGAAGAATTCCATTTGGAATGCAGGAAATGGGCGAAGGATTGGTTTAATATTGAAATTCCCCTTCCTAACGAACAAATCGAAATTAAAGTTTAAAATTATTCTTCCTGGTTATCAGGTAGTTAAGTAATTATTATAAAAATAATTAATATCCTTCTTTGTTTTATCAATTTAGTTCGTATCTTTACATCGAACTTTAAAACTAAAACAAATGAAAAAGCAAATTTTAACAATCGCATTCAGAAACTTAACAACAAACGAGGAAGGAATTATTACTTTATTCGCTTCTAATCCTTTTATGTTATTAAATAAGGTTAACAAGTTTTTAACCCGCGAAATTTGGGTTGGAAGTTGGAATTTAATTAATAATAACTGGGAAGCGGGAAACAAAGGAATGAACGCTGAACCTTATCTTTGGGAAACTTTAGAAGAATTAAATTAATTATGTATTTAAGGGATTTAAAACATAAAATTATTAACGAAGTAGATATTAACAATCTACTTCGTTATTTTAGCGCGCAGGAAATCGCTTCAGTTTTTGGGGTAACTGAAGATTATGTTTATAAAACGCGAACCCTTCAGCGGATCCAGGCGGAAGAAAATTTTAATAAAAATATTTATAACGATACGGACGAAATGAAATTGGGAAGGGTTGGCGCCTGGAAACTTTCAAAGGAACGTAAATGTTTAAACGAATCAAAAAACGAAGAAATATGAAAGGCAAAAAATCAGTTTTAATTTATTGCGATATAATTCACACGGTCGAAAAACTGGACGACGAAAACGCGGGGTTATTATTTAAACACCTTTTAAGATATGTTAACGATCAGGAACCCGAAGCCCCGAACCTTTTAATTGAAATCGCATTTGAAGGGATTAAACAAACGTTAAAAAGGGATTTAAAAACCTGGGAAAACAAATCGGAAATTCGAAGCCGTTCGGGGCAAATTGGAAACTTAAAACGTTACAATCCTGATATTTACGCGGATTTTATCAATAAAAAAATTACATTTGACGAAGCGGAAGAACTCGCAAAGGATCGCAAAGGATCGCAAGCGGTCGCAAATATCGCCGTTAAAGATATTGTAAAAGATAAAGATATTGTAAAAGATAAAGTAATTAATAAAAATAAAACTATAAAGGAACGCGAAACGGAATTTAAAAATTCCTTACTTCCTTTTTTGGATATTTACGGAAAAGATATGTTAAATAAATTTTTTCTTTATTGGACTGAAAAAAAACCAAACGGTAAAAAAATGCGGTTCGAAATGGAAAAAGTTTTTGATCCTGAAAGAAGATTGACAACCTGGAATAATAAAAATTTTAATAATAACGATAAAAATTCAACAAATGGAAAACGCCCTGGAAAAAGTAGAATTGAAAAATTTACTGGAAATTAGAATTAAGGAAAAAAACAATTATAATAATTATTCCTTCGAAGATCGAAATTTGTTTTCCGAAGTTTTTAATTCAATTGCTTTTCAATTAGGAATTCGGGAATTTTTGGTTCCTGAAGAATTAAAAATAATATTTGATTTCCTGAATAAACATTTTGGCGGTTTTTCTTTAAATGATTTGCGGGAATCTTTCAGTTATTATTCCGCGCAAAAATTAAACTTTAAAGATTCGCATTTTCAAAGTTTAGACAATGTATTTATCGGGCGCGTTTTAACTTCTTATAAAGAATTTATTTCGAACGAATTAAGGAATAAACCCAAACGAATTAATTCGGAACCAATTAAAGCCCTAACGTTTAACGAAATTAAATTTGAAGCGGATCAATCTTTGAAGGATTTCAGGGAAGGAAAAGATTTGTCGAAATATAGTTTTATTTTTATTTACAATTATTATAAAGAAAAAGGATTGATAAAATTTGAAGGATCCCAGGCAAAGGAATTTCAGGAAAAAGTTAAACGGGAAATTTTAAACGAAGTTGATCTTCAGAAAAAGGAAGGGAAAAAAGGAACCGCAACTTTATTGTTATTGCAAATTAAAACTTTATTTTACGGGGAATGTAAAAAAAGGGCGGTTTTAAATTATTACGAATCAATCAAATGATTAAGCCAAAGGAAAAGAAATGTAAGGGATCAGGGAAGGCGAAGGGCTTCGGCTGCGGGACAATGCAATTAAAAAGGCGTTACGGGTTGGGGTTGAATTGCTGCTTCGGTTCCTGGCTTTATACTTCGGACGAAGGAAAAAAGATCGTAAACAAAACAACGAACAAAGTAACCGCCCCCCGCGTTTCATTAGAAAAAGCAATTGAAAACAAAAGGAAAACGAAGGGGATAACGGCGCAATTACTTTATACAAAAGAATTAGTACATCAGGCGATTAGATTAAGGGACACGGGCAAACCTTGCATTTCCTGCGGCGCGGGTTGGAACGAACATTTTCAGGCGGGACACTTTTACAACGCGAATAATTATCGAAGTATTAAATTTAATTTCCTGAATATAAACGGGCAATGTCGGCAATGTAATTTATTAAAGGACGGGAATTTTACCGAATATCAATTTCGACTTCCTGAAAGGATCGGGGAAGAATTATTTCAGCAACTCGAAGAATTGGCGCGCCTGGATAAACATTCGAATAAACATTGGTTCGTTGACGAATTAAAAATAATTCAAAAGGAAGCCAAAATTATTATAAAAGAATATAAAAAATAAGTATCTTTGTTATTCATTCCCGCGTTTTCATATTTCGCAGGCTTTGAAGTTCAGAAAAACCCCTGATTTATCGGGGGTTTTTTGTGTTTAATAAAGTTTTTTGAAAATAAATCGAAAAAAGTTTGGTATTATAAAGATAATGTATATCTTTACATCGAACTTTAAAACAAACGATATGTTAAACACTAATAAAATAACAAAAGAAAACCTTCAAACGTTGGGAAACCTTTTAAGAAACAACAAAGGAATTAAAACTTTGAATATTTTAAACGAAGGAAGTAATTCTTTCGAAACTAAAAAGGAATTTTGTAACGAAATAATAAATCTTTTAGAATCGGGAAAACTTTTGCAAGTTGTTTGCATTACTCGAAGCGGATATTTTGGCGAAACTCGAATTAACTTAAACAATTATAAAAACGATTCTGAAATTGAATCAATTCAAATCGGGGTTTATAAATTAACCGAAAATAAATCGAATCCTTCGGAATGGACTTTGGATTAATTCCAGGGGTTCGCCCCAATTTTTAAAAAAAAATAAAAATAAATTGAAATAAATTTGCAGTTATCAAAATAATAACTATCTTTACATCGAACTTTAAAACTATTAATATGAAAATCGAAAACTTTAACCCTGGAATTTTAACACCTTCGCAAAATCTTTACTTCTTTGACGGTTGTATTATTGAATACTTCGAAGGGGATCCGTTTAAAATATTCGGAAGTATTGACGTTAATTTTATTGAAAACGAAATTGATATTTCTTATTTTGATTTAACAATAATTAAAGATTTTAACGGAAGAACAATTTCGTTGTCGGATCAAATAAGAAGGGAAATCGAAAAAGCCCTGGAAGATAAATTGGAAACTTTAAACGTTGAATTATGAAAAGGAATTTAAGACACGAACATTTCAACCGAATAAGGGAAATTATTTTGAACCCGAAGAACAACGAATTAAATATTTCTTCGATCGGAAATCTGATCAGAAATTTTATTTTAATGTTTGGAATTTCCCCGCTATCAAATAATTTAGAATTATTAAAATTAGAATTAATTAAAACCTTTTAATTAATGACATTGTTAAAATTAAACAAAGAAGAATTAAGCCCCGAAGAAAAGGCGGTTTTATTAATCGAATCATTTTACGAAGTTTTTCCGATCGTTGGATTATTAAGCGGAATAAAAGATTATGAAAAAGCAAAGAAGGGCGCGATCGTTTGCCAGGAAAAAACAATTGAAAAATTATCTGAATACGATATTTATTCCGAATATGAAAAAGAAATATTAAATAAAATTATAAACTTTAAAACTAAAAAATATGTCAAAGGCAAGTCGAATTAATTATTTAGAACAATTACACCGCGGAAATTTAGAAAACTTTCGAATCGGAATTTTAGATTATATCAAACGCAACGGGCGAAAAAGTACGGAAGAATTAAGAAACGAATTAATTTATCCGCATCAAACGCTTACGGGAAGTTTAAGCGTTTTGACGGACTTCGGATTAATTAAGGTTGTCGATACTATTCAAAAGGAAAAAGAAGGCAGGAAATCGACCTTCAGCGTTTACGAATTTGTTTTTAATGAATTCGAACAATTGGAACTTCAGGAAGCCCGACATTTAGAAAAGGCGAAAAACTGGCTAAAAGGTTACAATAAATTTAAGGGCGTTTTAAAAATTAGTTTAATCGAATATTAATCTTCCTGGTTATCAGGTAGTTAGATAAAAAAGCGAAAATAATTTGTTTAAAGTTTGGTATTATAAAGATAATTACTATCTTTACATAAGTTAAACGAAACAAACGAACTTAAAACTTTAAAATATGAAAACTTACTTAACAACTTTAATCGAAGAAAAAGGAAGATCAACCGAAGCGGAAATTCAATTGAACGGACATTTTGGATTAACTTACGAAATGTTAATTGATTACATCGAATCGGCAAAACAATTTCACGGGGAAATTAAAAACACTTTAGTAAAAATCGACTTTTTAAACGGGGACGTTTTTCATTACCTGGATTATTTGGCGGCGGGAATGGTTAAAGCATTAGGATATTAAAAAAACGGGGCGGGATCAAACCCCCGCCCCTTAATTATAAATTGAACTTTAAAATTTAAAAATATGAATTGCAAAATAAACGATACTATTTATAGAATAAATCTAAATAAGGCGCAGCCGTCGAAATATTCACTTCGCGAAACGGGTTTGTTTATCGAAAAATTTAAGATCCTGGGAATTTCAGAAACAAAAATTTGTTTGAATGACGAAAATTTTACAACCTTTAAGATCCTGGAAACGGGAAAAAAACGCTATTCCTGGTATTCTTATTTAGATAATATTTCCGTAAACATTAAAACAAACGAAACGTTATTTGAAAACGGCGTTTTTATAACGCTTTATTCCACAAAGAAGCCAACGAAAAAAACCTTTCAAAAAATGGCAGCAACCGCAGCAATTGAAGCGAAGGAAAAGTTCGGATTCTTATTTGGAAACGTTGGCGAAGAATTAAACGAAATTGTTAATAATTACAAACCCGCGAAATGATTTTTAATAATAAAACAATAATCGAAGCCCTGAAATCCTGGGCGATCGAAAAGGGAATTGCGAAAACGGATTTAGTCGCGGAAGATTTGGCGAATATGGTTATTGAAAAGATAAAGGAAAACAAAGAATTGAAGGACTTCAGGCAAAATATAATTTTTGATTCCTTCAGGATCGCGAACAATTATCGAAAGATCGAAGAACAAAACGAATCCTTTAAAACTATGTTAAAAGAAGTTTCCGAAGGTTTAACGGATCGCGGGGGCTTCGAAATAATAACGGCGAAGATTAACGAAGTTTTAAAAGGGAATGAAGAAACCGCAGGATAAAGATTTTATTAAATTGATCGAAGCGGGAATTTTTGGAATAACCGCGGGAATCGTTGTCGGCTGCGTAATTATGTATTATTTTTTAAAATTAATCTTCCTGGCTTTCAGTTAGTTAGCTAATTAATTGAAAATAATTTGTTTAAAGTTTGCAGGTATAAAGATAATTCGTATCTTTACATCGAACTTTAAAACTAAATGATATGAAAAAGCAAGCAATTACAAAATCAAAAGTTATCGCAAGGTTAATTAAATGGGGTAACAACGAAGAAAACGCAACGAAATACACGAACGAACATTTTGATTACGCGGTTAAATATTACGGAACCGTTTCGAAGGTTGCCGAAGTTATAATGAGCCTTTAAAATAAACGGGGGGGGGATCTGAACCCCCCCCCATTAATTGAACTTTAAAATTAAAAATATGCTTAACCAGGAATTAAAAGAAAAATTATTAAAACTTTACGAATTAAGTAAAAGGGGGATCGGGGGCGAAAAAACAAACGCGGAAACCTTCCTTCAAAAATTATTAGATAAACACGGGTTAACGATTGACGACATAGACGCAAACGTTAAAAAGGAAAGGTTTTATAAATATACAACGAAGGCGAACAAATCAATTATTCTTCAGGTTATTTTTTCAATATTAGGGGAAAAAGGATCCCTTTATTCAAACAAAAGTTATAAAGAAGTTATCACGGACGCGACCGATTACGAAAATATTCAGATAATCGAAAAAATTGATTTCCATTTGGAAAACTTCGAAGCGGATCGGAAGCAAATTTTTAACGACTTTAAATCCGCGTACATTCAAAAACATAGGTTATTTCCTATGGATAACGGGGACACGGACGAAGAATGTAAGCCGTTAACACCTGAAGAACGCGCGGCAATTATGCGGGCGGCGCACTTGCAAACCGTTTTAAATAATAATACTTATACTAAAAAATTAGATTAATGACAAACCAGGAAAAAAAAGAATTGCCAAAACATTATCGATACGTTCGCGAATACCCTTTGAACTGGGACACCGAACCGCCCGATCAGGAAGGAAAAATTAAATTAGTTGAATTCGAAGCGATCAGGGAAACCCCTTCGGGATATTGGATCAAAGAATTAAGCGCCTGGGGATTCGCTACGAAGCCGCGGTTCGTTTTAAAAGTATCGCGGAAGCGTTTCGCCTATCAAACAAAAAAGGAAGCGTTTAAATCGTTTAAAATACGAACGAATAAATCCTGGGGTTATGCTGAACGGGATTTGAATAACGCAAAAATGTTTTTTAAATTGATTGAAGGATTTGATTTATCCCAGTTAGAACAATGACGGAAGCGGAAGAAATACATAAACAACTTATTTCGAATAAGGATTTCCAGGTTATCGCAATCGAAGATCGTTCCCGATTAAATAGGATAAATTCGATTTGTTGGTTTTATTACATTAGCGCAACGATAATATTCGAAGCGAAGGAATACAACGTTTTTATCTTTAAGGCGCGCAAAGGGATTAAAAAGGATATTCAGGAAAAGGAATCAATCCCGCATAACATTAAATTATTATCTTTGATAAATGACTGAAGAAAAATTAACACCAAAACAAACCCGTTTCGCGGAAGAATTCCTTTTGGATCTTAACGGAACCCAGGCAGCAATCCGCGCGGGATATTCGAAAGATTCAGCAAAAGAAATCGCGTCGCAAAACTTAACAAAACTTAACGTTCAAAATTATATCGCGGAACTTCAGGCGGAACGCGCCAAAGAATTAAAAATTAATTCAAATGAAGTTCTTCGCAAAATTCGCGACATTGCTTTTTCTGACATAACGCGAACAATGACTTTAAGCGTTACGGAATTCGAAGATTTGCCCGAATCGGTTCGTTTATGTATTTCAAAATTTAAAACCTTTACGCGAACTTATGACATAGGGGAAGAAACGATTTCGGAAACAACCGTTGAATTATGGTTTTGGGATAAAATGAAGGCGTTTGATATGTTAAATAAACATATCGGATTTTATGAAAAGGACAACGAACAACAAAATAATATAACTATCTTTGAACTTCCTTCGAATGGACGCGAAGCAAAAGAAGAATAAAAAAGTTTTATTTTCCCCCTGGGACAACCTGACTAAATAATTGAAAACCAGGACTTTAAAAATATGAAAAAATTACTTCAGTATTTCGCAAATCAAATAATTATTAAAATTGATAATTGCCTGATCGTTTGGGATCCCGAATCCGCGTTGGGTTGGGTTAACGTTGGGAAGCAATTAAACGGCTTCGCGATATATTTCGGAATTGAATTAAATTAAAACAAATGATTAAATTTACTATTCAATACATTAATTTTTTATTGCATAAAAATATAAAAAATGATAATAAAAAGAATAAAACGAATCGTTCGAATTGTTCGATTTCTTTGCCGTCCGCATATCTTGAAAGTTGCGAAGGCGGGGAATCAATAACACCGCGACCGAAAACAACGCAATCAATTGATTCGTTTTAACAATGCGGAAGGCAATAATTATATTATACATTTATCTTCGAATATTGTTAACGGAATTTTATTCGATCGAAGTATTTTAAACAAAACCAATAAATTAAAAATATGAAAAAAATTAAAAGCAAAAGGAAGCGAAAACAATTAGGGAAATTAATAATCGAATATTCTTCCGAACGTTACCCAAAACACAAAGTTAAAAAAGGGCGTTAAAGAAATTGTTCGAACGTTGCCTTTTTAAAGAAGTTCAAAAACGTTAGAAAATAAAAACGTCAACGATCAACTTTTTACGAAGTTCGTTTTCGATAAACTTAAAAACGTTGCAACGTTGAACAAAAGACAAAGTTCAAACGGACGTCCTGCAACCCTTATAAACAAAGGGCTTCAGGGCGTTGTTTTGAAATGTTGAACAACTTCGGGCGGCAACGTTGCACTTTTAACAAAGTTCAAAAACGATCAACTTCAAAACCGATCAACGATTGATTTTTGTTAAAGTAGTTTTTCGGCAAAGTTCAAAAGGGATCAACGATTGATTTTAAAAGAAGTTGTTTTTTGATTAACTTTGAAAACGTTAAAAGATTAAATTTAAAAAACGAAAAAAAATGATAAAATTTAAAGTAAGTATTTTCACATATCAAAACGGAAGGGTTGACGCCCCCGCGTTTATTATCGAAGCGGCAAAGCCAGGCGAAGCAATCCAGGAAGCCAGGGAACGAAGTCGTTTATCCGACTTTCCGAATTGGCAATTTGAAGCGGCAAAGATTTAATTAATTGGATCAACCGAAAATAATAAGACCACAGGAAGGTTACCAACTTCAGGCGCTTAGTTCTTCCGCTGATATTTTGATAGGCGGGGGCGCTGCGGGCGCGGGAAAAACCTTTTGTTTATTATTGGATCCTTTGCGTTACAATAATAATCCTGATTTCGGGGCGGTTATCTTCAGGCGAACAACCCCGCAAATTACAAACCCTGGGGCGTTATGGGACGAATCAAATAAAATTTATCCCTTCGTTGGGGCTTCGTCAAATAAAACCGCGTTATCCTGGACGTTTAAAAGCGGGGCGCGAATTAAATTTTCACATTTAGAATACGAAAAAAATGTTTACGACTGGCAGGGATCGCAAATTGCTTATATTGGATTTGACGAATTAACCCATTTTTCGAAGTTCAGTTTCTTTTATTTATTGTCGCGGAACCGATCGACTTCAGGGGTTCGCCCTTGCGTTCGGGCGACCTGCAATCCTGATCCCGATTCCTGGGTTTCCGATTTGATTTCCTGGTGGATCGGGGAAGACGGGTTTCCGATTGCTGAACGTTCGGGCGTTCTTCGTTACTTCGCAAAGGACGGCGAATCATTCATTTGGGGGGATTCAAAAAAAGAATGTATTGAAAAAGCCAGTTATTTTATTGATCCTTTGGTTGAAAAATCAGGGCAGGCGGCAGAAAATTTTATTAAATCGATTACCTTCGTTGGGGGATCCGTTTACGAAAACAAAGAATTATTAAACGTTGATCCTGGATATTTGGCAAACCTGGCAGCGCAGGACGACGCAAGCAAATTGCAATTACTCGAAGGAAATTGGAAAGTTGCGTTAAACCCTTCGGACGTTTATAATTATACAAATTTTAAAGACATATTTACAAACGATTTTGTTGAAAAAGGAAGCGGGGCGATAACGGTTGACGCTGCAATTTTCGGGGCGGATAAATTAATTATTTGTTACTTCGAAGGGCGGCGCCTGGAAGATTTGGTTTTAATGGATAAAAGTTCGGGGAAGGATATAATCGACAAAATTCGAAAGTTTCAAAGCGAATATAAGGTTCCGAATTCGCGGGTTGTTTATGACGCGAACGGCGTCGGGGCTTTTATTGGCGGAAAGGAAACGGGGTTTATTCCTGGGGCGGTTGCCTTTGATAATAACGGAAAAGCAATCCAAACGAAAAAGGATCTTCGAAACTTCAGGAACTTAAAAGCGCAATGTTATTATTTATCAGGGGACGCGGTTAACAATGCGGAATATTTTATTTCCGAACGGGTTCAAAATTTAATGTATTCCGATAAAATGACAATCCGACAAAGATTTTTATTTGAACGAAAAGCAATCAAAAAAGAAGTTCGAAAAAACGAAGAACCTTTTAACCTGATCCAAAAAAAGGAAATGAAATCAAAATATTTAGGGGGCGAATCCCCCGATTTACTGGACGCTTTTATGATGAATGAATTCTTTTATTTGGTTCCGAAAAGAACGGCGCCAAAATCAACGGTTGTTCGAAGAAAATAAAATTATGATAAAATTCACTTCAGGAAAAAGGAAGAATAAAAAATTTTATAGTTGCCCGACTTCCTGGGGCGAAATAACTTTTAAACAATGGAAAGATTTAAACGCTTCGGATAATGAATTGGAAATGATTTCAATTTTAACGGGGATCACTTCAGAAGCGATTAATTTAATTTCTGAAGGTAGTTTATTAAAATTATCTTTGGCGATCGGATTCGTTGCGAAACCGCTTCAAATGGAAAATTACGCGCCGCCTTCAGAATTTAATTATAAACAAAACCGAAAAATTCCTTTTGTCGAAGATATTCGCGAAAAAAATTACGGTCAAAAAATATTCCTTCAGCATTTATTAATTGAAAACGAAAAGGACGAAGCGAAAATTATTGAAGAATCCGTTTTAATTTACGCGCAACCGTTTATCGATAATTCCGAATTTAATTTGGATCGGGTTATTGAATTAAAAAATTCTTTGGATAACGTTTTTTTTGTAGATTCGTATTCGATTGCAATCGATTACGCGAATCAACTTCGGGAAATTGTAGAAACGGAAGCAAAACAATTAAACGTTCAACCAACGAACGAACAAAAGGCGGCGGGGGTTGATATGTTTTTAAAATTTGGGGTTATGAATACGGTTAAAGCCCTGGCAGAAAATAACGTTTTGAATTATGAAAAGGTTTTAAGAATAGAGTATAATACGGTTTTTATTCATTTATTAATGAAGAAAACCGAAGGAATTTATCAGGACAATTACAGAAAAATATTAGATCAAAAACATAAAAGAAGTAGAAAATGATAATTTCAATAGTTCAAACGCTTGTTAATCAATTAAACGTTAGCGGATTAACTTACGGATTCGGACACGGGGCGCAATATTGGGCGAACCTATTAAATGACGAATTCGATTTTGGCGACTTCAAAGGGATCGTTTATTTAGATCAACCAATTACAACCGATTACCAATTAACCGCGGGCGGATATATTGGCGAATTTTATAATATAAGTTTGTTTTTTATGTTAAAATCCGAATTAGATTGGTTACCCGCCGAACACGATTTTAATTGTATTGAACCCGCAAACAATGCGATTCGTCAATTTATATCGATATGCCAGGCGGCAAACGAATTAATCGACGAAGTTTCGGATCCTTCCGCCGTTGAATTTATCAACTTATTAGACGTTAACGTTTCGGGGAAAATATTAACAATCAAATTAAAACCGCGAATTAATGCGGGCGTTTGTATTCCGATCCCGCCAATACCTTAAAAAATGGCTGAAAGTTTAAAAGAAATAATAAAACAATTCGGGGAAAAATTAACCGAAGATATTAAAAAAGCGATTCCCGTTGCAACGGGGCAAACGCGGGATTCCGTAAACATAGAATATACTAAAACGGGTTTTATTATTCGGGGCGGCGAACAAATCGGGGCGATAATTGACGGAAGGAAACCCAGTCAAAACGGAAAAAAGCCAGGGCAATTAAAGCCAATGATTTTAGAATGGATTAAAGCGAAGCGAATTCGCCCGCGCGAATCTTCAATGACTGAAGAAACGTTGGCTTTTTTAATTTCGCGATCGATTCACGAAAAAGGTTATCCAGGAAAGGGAAATATTTTTGCGAAAGTAATAACGGATTCCCGAATTAATTCGTTAACACAATCGTTATTAAATTTTGAAACGATCGCGATTCAATCAAAAGTAATTAAAGAATTTAAATTTAAATAAAATGGGCTTAAACGTTACCGAATACCCGCAAAGAATTGTCGATAATAACCCGTTATTCGTTTCGAAGTGGTCGGCAATTAATCATTCGATGTTATTTAAAATGGAACGCCAGGACTACCCCGTTTTTATTTTTTATAATCCCGTTACCTTTGTTTTGGTTGCGGTTATTACGGTCGGAACCGTTATCGATTCCCCTTTGCCTGGCGATAAAATTTACATTGAAACGCCGAACGCTTCAGGAACTTTTATCCTGGCGGCTTACGGGTTCCCGAATGTTTTCACAATGGAACCGAAAACCTGGACGGGCGGAACTGGCGTTTCGGGATTTATGAATTTACTTTCGCGTAAAAATTATTTTATACGAACAAACGTTTACGGAATAAATGAAAATAATCAGTATGAATTAATAGGTCAAAATAGAAACAAACCCGATTCAGCGGGGCGGGCTTCGGTTGACGTTTCCGCATTTCTTAAAAATATTGTAGGATATGAAGATAAATTTCAGTATAACATATTAAACGAAAAAGACGAAACCCTGGGTTCGCCTTATAATATTACTTATTCCGAAAACTGGGAATTTTACGAAGGCGCTTTTTCGGGACTATCGACAACCCTTTTAAGGTTCGGGGTAAATTCAGCAAAACAGATTCAGGATCTTTACGGGCAAAATATGGGGGTTTACGTTCCGTTTTGGATCAACCTATTAACGCCCGTTCCGTTCGCTAAATTTTTAAGCGACTTCGAATCGCCGACTTACTTTCCAGGATTTCCGTTTTCTTTATCTTTTATTTATAGTGAATATTTGGTTGGAATTCAAACGTTTAGACACCAGGAAAATTTCGACGTAAACGGAAATTCAGTCGCAATAATTGCACCGATTAAATTAAGCAACGGAAACGCGCAGGAAGTTAATCGTTTGTTAATTGATTACGGATTTCCTTCGATAATAAAATTCGCTGAAGTTTGGTTGGAAACTGAAGGGGTAATTGATTGCGTTGAATACGTTCAACCTGGTTACGTTCAAATTGGTTATGTTGAATCAATTTGCGGGCTTCCGATTATTTCGTTACCGCCTGAATTGGGAAATCCAACTTCGTAAAATAAACAAAATGAGAATAACAGAAAAGAAAAAAATTAAAGTAGATCACGAATGTAAGGATTTCCCTATTTATTTAACCTGGCTTAATAGTTTGGGGGGTTATTCTTATTGGCTTTTTTTTAAAGAACATTCGGAATTAACAAAAACTTCTTTAGAAAATCAATATATTAAATCAATTGAAGATTTAGAAAACGCAATTTCCACAAATGACATAACGGGAAAATCCGCAGAACATACAATTCAAATCGGGGGAAGAATTCAGGCGGAAGATATGGGGGGAATTACGGGGTTATACGAATCCCCAAAAGTTGAAAGGTTAATGAATCCTGACACCTGGGAAACGGACGGAACGGGGGGGACGCCCGCGCCAAAATGGCAAAGGGTAATTATTAAACCTGGATCGATTACGATTTTAAAAACTGGAATTGAATTCCTTACTATAAAAATGACTTTGGAATTACCTTTTATTAATACCCAAAAGGAATAAAAAAAATGAGTTTAGACGTTTACATAAACGATCAATTGTTAGAATTAAATTCGAATAAGGGGATCGGTTTAACTTTTCAAATCGGTTCGATTTTGAATCCAGGAAATCGCGCGGGTAATTTATCGAATAATTTTAAGGTTCCGAAGACGCGTCAAAATACGGAAATATTGGAAAACCTTTCGAATATTAATTCGACGACAAATATTCCCTATCAAAGAAATACGGGGAAAATTGTTCAGGACGGAATCGAAATTTTTCCTGACGGTTTCGCAATCGTTGATTCGACGGGATCCGATTATTCAATAACTATTTATTCGAGTAACGTTTCGTTTTTTGATTTAATTAAAGGGGCGAATATTTCCGATTTAGATCTTTCGGATCTTTGCGAAGAATGGACGGTTGCAAATGTTATCGCAACTTTTAATAATACGGACGGATTTATTTACCCGATTATTGACTGGGGAATTATCGGCGTTCAGTTATTAGATAATACAACTTTACAAAATTCAAACGCTTTAATTCCCGTTTTATTCCTGAAGGAAGTATTAAACCGAATCGCAACTTCGGTCGGATATGAAATTAAAGGAACTTTTCCTTTGTCGGATCAATGGGATCGTTTACTTTTAACCCCGCAACAATTCGGATTTACTGAATTAGAACAATCAACAAACACGGGGGTTGCGCAGGACGTTGTTACGGTTCCGTTAACAACGGTAATAGTTACCGCAAATCATTGCGCACCGATAACGCCGCTTCCTTACTTTTTAAATATTCCTTTAGTTTATCAGGATATTAACGGGGCAAATTTTAATCAAATAACGGGGGCGGATTTTACCCCTGATAATACATATTTCGGACAATTCAACGTTAACGCGCAGGGCTTTTTTAACGCGCCTTTCATTCCTTCAAAGGGGGAATTAACAATTCAGACGGGAACCCTTTACAATGACTTTAAGGAAGCCAATATAAACGATGATTATATTTGTTGGATCAATCGAACCCAGGGATTTAATGACGCTAACGTTTGGATAAAAAATTTAAATAATAGTTCTTCCCCTTTATTAATTGCGAATTCGGGATTTAACGATTTTGGGGTTTGTTCAATAACCGAAACAAACGGCGGGTTCGTTGCTTATTCAATTACAACTTCAGGACAAACGGACGTTTATTTGTATGACATTAATTTGGCAACCTTAACGCAAATTTATTTAAATAATTTAGCGACTGGGATCGTTGATTTCCTGAAGGTTTGGAACGGAAAAGTTATTATTCAGGATCGCGATATTAACGGCGGTTTATTTGTTTACGATATTTTAACCGCAACCCTTAAAACGGTTATCCTGGGAAATGTAACGGGGGCAGAACTTGACGGGAACGGGGATTTTGTAGTTTATGAAAATTTTAATACAAATGATATTATTATTTGGGATTACGCAACCGCAACGAATACGGTAATTGAAAACGGGGGCGCTTTTTCGGGATTGAATACCTGCCACGTTTTGGGCGATTATGCTACTTATTGGGACACTTCTTTGGATAAAATGGTTTCCTTTAAAATTTCAACTTTAACGAAAGTTGATATATTAACGGACGCGGGGACAACGGTTCAGGGATCCGCGCGGACAAAAACAACCCTGGCGTTTGCGAAACAATCAGGGCAATTATATTTTTATGACTTAATTACTGACACTTTAACGACGCCCCCAACGCAAACAAATTGCACGGTTCAGGGGGTTGGAAACGTTCCTGATCGTTACATTGATATAAACGAAAATTTTATTGTTTATCGTTACGATTCAACCGATCAAATAAACGCTTACGAAATTTTAACGGGGATTTCCTTTGTCGTTTCATTAGAAACCGATTCGATTTTTTGGGTTAAAATAGGGCAATGTTTGAACGTTGTAACCCATACGATAGGCGGGGCGGTTGATTTAATTAAACAAAATATTATAACAACTGGGGCGCCCGTTTTATTCGATACGATCGCAAGCGTTAACAATGTCGTTTCAATGAATCGCGCAATCGGAAACGATCGGGTTATTTTTACGAACGATACGGGTTTAAGTTCTTCGCCTTTGGATCGGGTTTCAATTATTCAGCCAGTCGTTTTTCCAATTTCCGCAAAAATTGAATTAGTAATAAAGGAAAACGGAATTCCAGTTTACACGGCAAACGATGTTTTAACGGTAACCGATGTTAATAACCCTTACAATATAACAATAAGCCCAGGCGTTATAATTGTTAATTCGGGGGACGTTTATTCGGTCGAATTATTTATTGAAGGATCCCGCGAAGAAACGATTGATTATCTTTTGGAATATTCTTTGGCGATTAGTTCGTTTTCTTTTATTGCTTATTGTTCTATTCCTTACGGGGCAAAATTAAGATTAGAAAACTTTTACGATTTAGATCAGGAAATCCCATTTAAGGACGTTATGAATATGTATTCCTTAACGATTCAGACGGACGAAGTTTCGAAACAAATATTTTTAACACCTTTAGACGAATTAAATAATAATTTATCGAAGGCGATAAACTGGAATGATAAAATTAATTTATCCCGCGCGCCCGTTGTTAAATATAAAATAGGAAGTTACGCGCAAAAAAATTATTTAAATTATAAGACTGAAGATGGGGTTCCTGAAAATTTAGGAAGGGGATCGTTTGAAATTAACGATTATCAACTTCCGTTAACAAAAGATATTATAACTTTAAATTCGGCGGCGGTTGAATCGGAATTTCGTTTGTTAAATGAAGTTACCCCGACAATACATTTTCAATCCGACGAAGGCGATTGTTTCGATAAAAAGGCGCCGCGAATTTTATTATTGGATAAAATATCAAAACCGATTTCCTGGAAAAATACCAGGAACGGGGACGTTGGAAATTCAACAATCCTTCCGTTATCTTATTTTAATAAAAACACAAAAACCGACAACCTGGATTTCCCTTCTTTAATTTCGGAAAATTATAACGTTTTAACTGGGATTATGAATCAGGTAAAATTTATTTCAGCTAATTTTCGTTTAACTGAAGTCGATATTTCGAACCTGGATTTTACGATTCCCGTTTTTCTGGACGTTCATTATTTTGAAATACATATTAACGGTTATTTTTACATAAATAAAATTTCTAATTTTAAGAAAAACGAACCGACAAAAGTTGATTTAATACGATTATAAAATGGCAAAAAAAGAAACGATAATTATTGAACTGGATTTCGATACTTCAGACTTTACAAAAGACGCGGCAAAACTTAACAAAGAAATTTCCGATTTAAATAACCAACAAAAGGAATTAAAAAAATCAGGGGAAGAAGGTTCGATTCAATACCAAAAAAACACGGAAGCGTTAAGGGCAAATAAAAAAGAATTGAACGAAACGAATAAGACAATCGATCAATTAACCACGGCGAACAAATCAACCGCAGGAAGTAACGAACAACTTCGCGCGCAATTGTCAATCCTTACAAAAGAATATAACGGGCTTTCTGAAGCGGAAAGAACCAACGGGGCGCGCGGTAAAGAATTAAACGCGCAGATCAACCAAACAACGGACACGTTAAAAGAAAATGAGGAAGGAATCGGGGACAACCGAAGATCCGTTGGCGACTATGGAAAAGCATTATCGGGAACCCCTTTCGGTTCTTTTATTGGCGGTTTAAAATCAATGGGGGCGGCTTTAATAGCGAACCCGATCGGTTTAGTTATTACCGCAATTGTTGTCGCTTTAAAGGCTTTATACGAAGCATTCCAAACAACCGAAGACGGGGAAAATAAAACGGCAAAGGCAACCGCGATAATTTCAACAATCTTTTCGAAATTACTTGACGCGTTGGAACCGTTGGCGTCTTTTATTGTTGACGTCCTGGGGGCTGCCTTTGAATACTTATCGAAACAAGTCGAAGACGCCGCGAAGGCAATTGAAGCGGGGTTGGAATTCTTCGGATTCGGGGACGCCGCCGCAGGGCTTCGGGAATATAGGGGCGAAATTGAAGCAACCGCAAAGGCAGTCGCGCAAATTGCAGACGATCGCGCGGAAGCGGATAAACTGGAAAGGGGTTTGATCGTTGAAAGCGCAAAGGCGCAAAGGGCGATCGCGGAAGCCAGGGGGCAGGTTAACGACAAAGAAAACGTTTCCGCTGCGGATCGAAAAGCAGCATTAGAAGAAGCCGCAACGTTAACGGACGAACTGGCAGCAAAGCAGGAAGCCGCCGCAAAATTAAGATTTGAAGCGTTAAAACTGGAAAACACTTTGACGAATTCCAACAAAGAAGCGTTAACCGCCGAAGCCGAAGCCGAAGCGGATTTAATAAATATACAATCGCAACGGGCGAATTTACAAAAGGGTTTATTATCGGATCGAAAAAAGGTAAATGCAGAAATTGCGAAGGCAAACGCGGACGCGGTTAAAGCGGCGCAGGACGCGCAAAAAAGGGAAATTGATTCCCAAAAATTACAAATACAATTATTTATAGAATCGCAAGGGATCAGGGCGAAAACCCTTGACGAACAATTGAAACTTTCGGAACAAATCGCAGCGAAGGAAGTTGAAATTTTAAAAAAGGAATTAGCCGCCAAAATTATTTCTCAGGAAGAATACGAACTGGCAATTTTGCAAATCCAAAACGAACAATTATTAAAACAAGCTGAAGCGGTCGCAGAAAACGCGCAACGTGAATTAGATATAATTATTGAAGCGAATTCGCAAAAATTAGAAGCGAACCAATTTTTAACGGACGAATTATTTATTCAGGAACAAGAAAAAAACGCGCGGATCCTGGAAGCCCAATTGGAATTCGAAGCGTTAAGATTAGAACAAGGATTGACAACCGAACAAGAATACCAGGACGCCGTCCGCGGTATTAAAGAAGAAAACGCGGAAGTTGACAAAGCCCTGGCGGAAGAAAAAGCCGCAGCGGACAACGAACAAAGAATTGTCGATTTAGAAAATCAAAGGGAAATCGATATATTAAATCGGGAAGACGAATTCGCATTAAGGCAGGCGGATTTAGAAATTCAAAAGGCGCAGGAACTCGCGAACGCCGAAACAACGGGCGCGGATAAAGCATTGATTGAAGAAAAATTCGCGAAGTTTTCAACCAAAATAGAAAAAGAACAAAGGAAGGCGCAGGTCGGCGAAGCCCTGGCAGCGTTTGACGCAATCGCAGGACTGGCAGCGGGTAACGCTGAAGCCGCAAAAGCGATCGCAATTGCGCAGGCAATTATTAACGGATTTCAAGGGGTTACCGCGGTTTTGGCTGCGCAATCTACAATCCCCGAACCTTTCGGTTCAATATTAAAAGGGGTTACCGCTGCGGCAATCGGGGCAACGGCTTTAATTAATGTCAATAAAATTAGATCGACACCCGTTCCAAAAAAAGCAGCGAAGGGGGGCGTCTTTGGCGGAAACCTACATTCCCAGGGCGGAAATAAAGGATATTTTCAGGACGGAACCGTTGTCGAAGTTGAACGCGGGGAATTGTTCGCGGTTGTCAATAGAAATTCAACGGGAATGTTAAACAATTTAAGCGCCTTAAACGAAGCGGGCGGGGGCGTTTCGTTCGGAAGGGGCGGAACGAAATCGTTTCTTCAGGACGGGGGAATTGCAATTGACAACGTTTCGAATCAAATCGATTCGGAAATTGAATCCAGTTTGCAAATCGTTGCGGCGATTGAATCATTACCGCCGCCCGTTGTAATTGTTCAGGATATTAACGAAGTTCAGGGGGCAACCGTTGCGGTTGAACAACGGGCGATAATTTAAAATTATGACGGTATTAAATCAACTGATAAATTTAAAGGAATTAAATCTTTATTCCGATTTAGTAAAAAAAGGAATCGTTCCCGTTTCCGTAAATTCTTCGTTTGAAATTTATAATCATTTTAAAATCAGGTTAACGGTTAACGCGGAATTTTCGGATTGCAAATCCCGATCTTATACGGAAACTTCCGAAGAATTTAATTGTTCGGAAATGACGGTTCGAAGGGCGGTTATTTTTATGGAAAAATAATTGTATCTTTGCAAGGAAATTAAAAATATGAAGCCCCGAAACTTTCGCCTTTCCTGGTAGTGGGCGATTTCGTTAAGGGGCTTCGCCATTTAAAAAATATTATGAATATAGTAACTGAAGATTCAAAACCAAAAAAGGAAGAATACATTCCGAAGATTGTCGTTTGCCCTGATTTTAAATCCCTGGCAATGGTTCAAACCGAATTTATTTCTTTATTGGGTTATAAATGTTTAGGGCTTTGTTTAATTACGTTAAAGGAAGCGATCGATTTTAAACTACCTTTAAGGAAGGCAATTTTTGATTACGACAATAAGATTGCGCACGATGTTTATTTAGCGGGAACGGTTAAAGAAATGGTTCCTGAAGGTTATTTGGATCCGAAGGAATCAACGGATTTACATTCGGTAATTCAATATTTCCACGATAACCCGCGAAATCAGGAAAGGAACAAACCCTGCCTTTTGCGAATCGGGAAAAAAATATAAATTTTGTTGTATGTTATCGGAAAATAAAATAAATTAATCCGATCCAGGAAAAAATATTTAGGAAGGTAAAAAAGAAAATAGAAAAATATAAACGGATTGCCTTTTTTGCAAACCAAACATTTGTCCGTTTTTCTTCGATTGCTTTGTTATGTATTTCTTTAGTAAACTTTTTAAAATTATAACAACCAACAAAACCCGAAAAGAAAATTATAATAAATGGGGCAAATATTTTTCGTAAAATAATTATTGTTTTATATTTCATAAAAACAAATATAACACAAATTTGTTAAATCAATATTATATTTAATTCTTAGTTTTGTTTAAAACAAATGATATGTTAAATCCCGATTCAATCACAATAACAAAAGAACAGAACGATAACGTTACTATTTTAATTCAGGACGAAAAATCGTTTAATCTTTTATCCGAATCGTATCTTACTAAAATGATTGCTTCGGTAATTGTTAGGGGAAAGGGCGGCGAATTATTATACGAATTCTTTTTTACTGAAGTAAAACACGTTATTAGAAAGGACGGAACGGACGTTTCAATTACCGATAACGATATTTTATTTAATGAATTAAATCAATTTTTTTTTTTCATAAATAACCAGGGCGGCGGCGGCGGCTTAACGAATTTACCCGTTGGAAACTTTGTTTTTGTTAACCCTTTAGGGGACGACGGGACGGGGGTTCGCGAGGATTACGCATTTCCTTTTCTTACTTTGAACGCTGCAAAAAACGCAGCAATTGCAGGCGATACGATTTTAGTTTTCGGGGGAACTTATAACGAAGCGAATTCGCTTCAAAAGGACGGGGTAAAATGGCACTTTATAGGGAAGCCGATATTAAATTTATTTGCTGCGTCCGTTTGGAATGACGATGCAGGGTTGACCGATATTCAGATTCAAGGGGACGCGATCGTTAATCACTTTGGAAGTATGCACGTTATTGAAATAAGCCAGGGTTCAACTGTTAACGCTAACTTTCACAAAGTAACGGCGAACGGCTTCGCGATTTTTTGGTTGGGAACGGGCAGCGGGATTATAAACGTTGCGACAAAAGTAGAAGTTACTTTGGTTAATCGTTGTATTCAATTTGAAGATCAATCGAATTACGTTATTAATATTGACGACATTTTTTGTAATTCCTTTGTCGGGGGCGTTTCAAACGCAATAAATCATAGAGGTTCAAACACGGGGACAAACATTATTAACGCGCGAATCATTCGAAGCGAAAGGGCGTTTGGTTCAACGATAACAACCGCGCCAAACCAAACGGGGAAAACGACAATAAACATTTCGGATAAAATTTCATTCGACCAGGCAACGACAATCCCGATTCAACAAGATTCGGCGGTTGCGCACCTTTCAGGGTTGTTAATTATTAACGGAAATATTGACGGTGGGAAAGGAAAAGCAATTGATATTCAAACGCAATTCCCAACGGTCGGGGCGCTTAAAACTTTAGAACATAACGGGAACGCAATAAATGACGGAACGGAACCGCTTATTTATCACGGGGCGGACGCGGGTTTTTGGGCTGCGGGAAAATCAACGTTAAAATTAAACGGAAAATATACTTCAGCGAACGACATAACAATTGAAAACGGCGGCGTTCCTGGGAATAAATTAACGATAAAGGGAAGGATTGAAAACCAAGGGACGGGCGTTGCAACCGCGGGCGTAAATATTCAGGCGGTCGGAACGACTATTTTCGAAGATACGGTTATTATAATGGATAATTCGGCAGGTTTGCGCGAATGTATTTCCGCACCCGTTCCGCAAAACGTTAAATTATTTCATAGCGTAGGAACGAACAAAAACGCTTCGGCGAATATTACTAATTTAATAGCGGCGAATAATTTAACCGTTGACGCTGAATACGAATAAGAAAATTTAAAATAAAAAGATATGCAAAAAAATACTATAATTGTAACAAAAAATAACGTTACACCGATTCAAGGAATTTGCGTTTGCGATGTTAACACCGCAGCGGAACCGCCAACGGACGAAACTACTTCGGTTGATTACGATTCTTTATCCGCTGCGGAAAAGACGCAATTCGACGAATGCGTTACAATGATTTTAAGTAAAATCCCCGCGTAAATTATGAAAAGTTTATATTCAGACATAAACACAAACGACGAAGAAATTCGGGAATCGGGAAGGTTATTGTTACCGCCTGAATTTATCGAATCTTTTCCTTTGGGTTCGGATATTGACAACCTGGGATCGTTAGGCGAACCGATTATTTTTTTAAACCCGAATCGAATAAGCGTTTGCCGCTTAGATCCTGACGCGAACAATTGGGATATTACGGGAATCGTTGCGCCTGGGGTAGATTTCCCAAACAAATTAATTGCAATCACAAACATAAATCCCGCGAATAATAGAACGATAAGATTTCAAAATAATGACGGGGGATCCCTTGCGGAAAATAGGTTTTTATTAGAATCAAACGCGATAACATTAAAACGAAACCAAACCTTAACTTTGCGTTATGATTCCTTATTTAATCGTTGGCGACCGTTATCACAAAGATAAAAAAACATTATGAAATTATACGTTGAAAATAACGAAGAAATTCCCGCGATTAAAGTTCTTCAGGATTCGGATCCTGCGCCTTCAGGTTATACGGAAAAAATTTCGATTGAAGATTGGCACCAATACGGGGGCGAAGTTTTGGACGCGTTCTTTGGGTTCAATTATTTAACCTGGCGAACTCAAATTTTTAATTTAGTTATCGGGATTGTTAATCCTGATTATTCAAATTGGATCGGATTAAATGCGAATCAAAAAACGATCGCAATAAATTTAATTTTGGCGCCTTACGTTTTAAGGGTTCCGACAATTTCGGACGAATTAGATCTTAAAAATTGGAATGATTTAATAGTTACTTCGCAAGGTTTGCCCGTTTCAAAATATGGCGGAAGGGCGAAGATTGTCGAAGAAATGCGCGAAGCGTTCGGCGAAGAATTAAGGGTTGAAACAATAACAAAAACGGACATTGATCTTTTTTATTCGGCAACGTCACAATTATTACAATATTATATCGCTTCGAATTCGCCCGAATTTAAACAATGGTTAACGAATGAAGTCGGAAGCCCTTTCGAAAATAACGGGTTCGCGCAGGAAATTTATTATACAATTGCCAGGAAAGATTATTTACTTTCAATTTATCAGGGTAATTGTTAAAAAATGAATTTTATATTATTCCTTTTGGCTTTTATTTTGGTTGCGGTTTTTACCCCTTTGGGATTTATTACCGTAATTATTATTTCGCTTTTAAATTGGAATAAAGGGATCCTTCAGGATTATTTTTTTAACCTGGCTTTATCCCTGGATCAATTCGGTAACGTTTCAATGCAAAGAACTTTTAATTTGATCCTGATTAAAAAAGAATCAATTCATAAATTCGGGAATCCTGACGAAACGATTTCTTCCGTATTGGGAAAAAATCAAAAGGCGGCAACGCTTATTTATTTCGGTAAAAGATTAGTCGCATTATTAGACGCGATCGAAAAAGATCATTCCCTAAAATCAATAAATCAATAAAACTTTTATATTATGCAAACAATATTAAATTTATTACCTTTTATTTTGGCAGCCCTTGCGGGTTCGGTTATTCATATCGTTGCGAAATTTGCGGAACTGGAAAAAACAAAGCGAAGTTTAAACCCGCGGGAATTTTTTAAAAAGAATTTTTATCGAACAATTTTAGGGTTCGCGCTATCAATTGGGGGCGTTATTGTTTTGGCAGAAATGCAGGAACCAACGTTTGCCGCTTGTTTATTAATGGGTTATACTGGCGATTCATTAATGAAAAAAGGACAAAAAAAATAATATAACAAAATTATGTTATACAATCCCAATAAAAAAACTTTTACTTTTACTTTATGTTAATAGGAAATATTTATATTACGGGACAAATAGGAAGCACGGAAGACGCGAAAGGCGTTGAATTGCAGGACGTTGTTATGCAAGTCGCAGCGAAAAAAGACGCCGAAATATTACATATCCATATTAATAGCCCTGGCGGTTCGGTTCAAACTGGACGGTTAATTGCTGAATATATTTCTAAATTACCAAACGCGGTAACTATTGCGGACACAATTTGCGGATCAATAGCAACGGAAATTCATTTGGCGCGCCCAATAAATCAACGAAAAATAATTGCGGGAACTGAATATTTTATTCATAACCCTTTATTGCAAAACGTAATGGGTAACGCTGACGAATTGGAAAGGGCGGCGGCGTTGGTTCGACCTTTTGAAGTTGAAATGTTAAAAATGTATATTAAAGCAACTGGGGCGGATAAAGTGGCAATTGAAGGGTTAATGAAGGCGGAAACAAGTTTGACGGACGAACAATGTAAAAGTTTAAATTTCGTTTGTGAAATCATTCAAAAATTAGAATTAAAGGCGGTTGCCTTTTACGATAAAGAAACAAATAATAATAATAAAATAATTGATATGTCAAAAATAATCGAAGAAATTAAAGAAGGTTTTAAAAACCTAAAAGCCGAAATAGGATTAGAAAAAAAACCTGAAGTAAAAGCGGGTATGTTATCAACTGACAACGGCGAATTATCTTACGCTTCAGAAGGCGAACTTCCCGAAGTTGGCGAAGTGGTAATGATAGGCGAAGAAATCGCACCTGAAGGGGCTTATACTGACGAAAACGGGACAATTGTAACCGTTGCGGCTGA